AAGGGGATATGTTGATAAGGAAGTCTTTTTACACCTGACCGACGTACTTGTAAAAAATCCTGACGTCCCGTGTCTTTACACCATTTATTACCTCTTGGCCGCCGATTTCGATTCTGTCTATCAGGCTTTCGAGCAAATCCCTGTCGATGCCGTCAAGAACAAAATACTTCTCAATCAACGCTAACCAATGGTCGATATCGGAGAGTTTCTTTTTTACTTCCGACACAGACTGTTTGAGAGAGTCAAGCAGTGACGATTTCTCGCGCCTCTCGTTTTCTAACTGCTGGGACAGGCGGGAGAACTCATCATTCGAAACGGCCCCCATAACCTTGTCCTCATAGAGCTTTTCCATCTGCAATTCGATTGTATGAAGCCGCGATTCAAGCTCACGCTGCCGTTTTAAGCTGTCCTGCTTGCTCATTTTCTGAATAGCTGATAATGAGTCTTGAAGTTTTTTCAAAACGCCCTCCCGGTCAACGCTGATCCGTGCGGCTTGCGTCTTAATGTCGCTCAACACAAGGGTTCTCAATGTCACATCAGCGATTGAGTGCGGCTGACATTTTGTCCCACTTGTCGCCCGGCTTGTACCGCAGTAATACCAGAAAACCTTAACTCCTTTTCTGATCTGACAATTACTTACAAGTTTTTTATTACAGCCGGAGCAGTACAACAGCCCCGCAAATACCCCCGGTTCCGCTTTTCGCCTTTCAGAAAAAGGACGCGCGGCGCCTTTATTGATAGCCTGGACTTGCTCCCAGACATCCATCGGGATTATCGCCTCGTGAGTGTTGGCGGCGCGAATCCACTCATCTTCCGGACATTTGACGACTTTTCCGCTCCGGTAGGATACGCAGGTTCTTTTATTCTGCTCTGAGTTGCCCGTGTAAAAAATATTCTTCAGGATTCCAAGCACCACGCCATCCCTCCAGAACTTGCTTCTTGGGGCGGGTATACCCTCATTGTTTAACGTCTCGACGATCTTCAGGGAACTTACGCCGGTCAGCCTCATTTCGTATATCCGTCTCACAACCGGCGCCTCACTCTCGTTGATATAAACCGTATGATCTTCGACGTTGTGAAGATAGCCGTAGGGGGCGTGGCCTAACTTTTGTCCCTGTTTCGCCTTTGCCGTTAGGACTGATTTTACCTTATCGCTCAGGTTCTTCAGGTAAAAATCATTCATCGCGTTTAGAAATGGCAAAATATCATTTTCACCAGTTTCGGTGTCGATACCGTCAGTGACGCATCTATTGGGAACCGAGGTAATGTGTTTATAGGGAACACTTGGAATCCGGCAAAGCCGTGTTCATCGGCATATCTGCGCAATTGCTCACGCTGGTTTCCTATTGAGTTACTCTCCGCGTCGCCCCCGTCGTCGCGGCTCAAACGGCAATAAATTGCCGCCATGTTCTCTCTCTGTTTGCCCATATCATCCCCTCCTTGTCATCAAGCAGATTCTGGCGCCGCATCAGCATGATAGCTCTGAAATGGCGCTAAATCAACCCTTATTGGCATTTTGTGGGGTGGATATGGTTGGGTTTGCACACGCTTTCCCATCAATTTGCATGTCTTTGATAATCCGCTGTGTAATTATTTCGGTCAGTGTCCGCGTACCTTCACAATACTCATATATTTCGTAAGTTAATCCGCCGAGTGTCATTTTGACAATATTGTCGGGACATCTGTCTTCTGTATCGTTATTATACTTGTTATTCCCGGACATTTCAATCACTCCCGCAAACAGCTTATGCGGGTATAATTGTCCATTATAGCACAGTGACAAGTTGTAGCACGCTTTTATTGTTCTGCTTTAGCGTAGGAAAACCACCGGCTATGCCGGTGAGAGTAAAGAAACTTATAGGTACTTCTTTTTTTGCAAAGCTAATACTCATCAGTAAGAGTAAATACTGTTTCTACCTGAGCGAAGCGAAGGCATGGTCCCGGCGCACGCGGCGTATAACATTGTCCCGTGGTATCCAGAAATAAGGCAGCACATAATACAGCCCGTTCTGATCCTCGGGCGGGAACACGAGCACGAAGGCGGCGATGTCGTCGCTGCTGGCGAGGTCCAATCCGCCGTAACAGCGCTTTTTGTTCAGGCTATTCGGATCAAAGGGAACCGCGCATTTGTCGTATTTATCCATGGGCAGCCATTTTACGGATGTATTGGTCCATTGACAGAGAAAGAACTGCCGGAACAACAGTTCTTCTGCCGCGTTCTGCTTGGCGGATTCGCAGGCGTGGCGATAATATTCCTCACTGACGATCTTTCCGTAAGACGGATTTATTCTGCGCCATAATTCCGGATCTGTCCAGTCGGCATCGTCCGGGGCGGAGAATACTACCGGGTAATATTTAGGGTCTACCTTTCTGCCTTCCAGAACGTCTATTGCCTTGCAGTGTTCTTCATAGCATATACTCGTCCTGTCATTGCCGGCCGTAGTTATTACGAAGTTAAGGGGCTGCTTCCGGGCGGATTCTCCACCGTGGATCATCGTATCATACAGCTTCCTGTCCGGCTGTCCCAATAACTCGTCAAAGATGCAGCCGTGGATGTTCAAACCGAATTTAGTGGGGATCTCCTTAGACAATGCGGTGTAAAAACTGCGCGTGGGTTTAAATACTATTCTCTTCTGGGATTCCACGATTTTGCACAGTTTATAGAGCGTGGGCTGCTGCAGGACCATGCCGCAGGCTACGTCGAATACGATGCCCGCCTGCTTCCGGTCATTGGCTACGCTGTATATGATCATCCCGCTCTCTCTGGTATCGACACCTGAGCCGGCGTCAATTGCCCGAAACGCCGACTGCTGAGACACCTGAGCCGTTATTCTTGAATACGCATCCTAAAATCCAGGTAACCGCTGCGGTTACCTGGGTACGTCCTTCGAAAAACTGGCTGCTGAAAGACACCTGACACCTGAGTCTGACGCCGTTGAGTTGCGCGCCGACTGCTGAGACACCTGAGCCGCCGTTCTTTGGGGACGTCTCCCCGGAACCGGCTGCTGCTGAATACACACGCCCGCGACACAAGTATCCTGTATATCCCGCCGCCTTTGGCCTGCCGAATACCATAGCCGTAAGCTCTGTTGACTTCGACGGCAAACACAGTAGTTTTTCCAATTACGGACTTGAAACTGTGGACACGGCGGCCCCCGGACGCGATATAACCGGCGCGTGGATAGGCGGTAGATATGTCATTGACAGCGGCACATCTGTGTCCGCCGCGCTTGTCTCGGGCGAAGCGGCGTTAATACTCTCTGGCAGCAATTACTCTGCCTCGGATTTGAAGGACGCAATCATTTCTTCCTCTGATTCCGTTACTGGTTTAATGAATAAGGTACATGAAGGTAAACGTATTAATATTGTAAACGCGGTGAACGGCACTCCCGGAGGCGACATCGATATTCCCGACACGGATGAACTGCCGGACATCGCGCCTGGGGATAGTGTTCAGGATGAAACCTACAAGCAGTTCGGCGCGGAAGATTCAGTTACTGTAAAATCAGATATGCTTACAGCCAGAGAAGGGTTAGGAGCAGCGGGTATCAATGGAAAACTGTATGCCTTCGGCGGGAACTTCGGCGCAACATATTATAATACGACAGAAGTACTTGACCCAAAAAGCGGTAACCCGTGGGTTTACGGAAAACCTATGATTACGCCCAGAACACGTTTTGGCTATACTACTTACAGCGGTAAGATTTATGTTTTCGGCGGCGTTAACAGCGGCGGTTATTTGAATTCGGTCGAGATGTATGATCCGTCGGTTGAAACTAACAATTGGGTAAGTATGGCTCCTATGCCGGTTCAGATGTCGTGGTGCTCCGCTACGGTTTGTAATGTCAGCGGCAAAGATTATATCTATATCGTTGGAGGCCAGAATGCCTCCGGATACTCCAACGCGGTTTATAGGTACGATATTGCTAACAATACTTGGAATAATTATCCTGCATATCCCAATCCCATTGGCGGTATGACCGTTCAGCGCGCCGGGCATGTAACCGTGTCATACAATGGGTATCTCTATATAGAAGGCGGAAATGTAGCCGGTTCGCAGGGTTATACGGAGGAGCGCTTCAATCTTTCGACCAATTCTTCGCCATCCTCAACCGGGATCTCCAGGGGCTGTTATACGGATTCTGCGGCAGTTTCTATTAATAACCGGTTTATCGCTATAGACGGTTCCTATAACAGAAACATGGGGCCATGCCCAGCTGGTTGTCGCCCTCGCCGTAGCCGAGCGCGTAAATACGGGTGATCAGGTTTGTGGCGTCCGTGGTCTTGGTGATCTGGGTCATGTTCTTGCCGTACCTGATCTCGCTCTTCGGAGTGATTCCCGTGCCAGCGGCCCGCAGGTTGAGTATCCACGGATACCCGTTCGTGTCCCAGTCCCAGTAATAGCCGTCGATAAACGGCTTGGGCACGGAGAACAGCGCGGCCAGCAGGTTCTCATTCTCCCACTTGTACTCGAAATACCGCGTGAAGGCGCAAACCCCGAGCTGCCAGTTTTTGACCGTCTGACGGTCGATAATGTAGCGCAGGCAGGTGACGGTTGGCACGCCGACATTCCCGACCTGGTGGTACTTGAACAGCACGTCGTCCAACAGGGTGGCCAGCACGTGCTCCGCCCGGTAGACAGTCGCGGCCTGGTTGGAGCGCGTTAAGTCCTCGCCGATGATCCGGAACAGTTCCACCCGCTCCCGCCCGTCGTATAGTTCCACATAGTTGAAGGGCTTGCAGAACTTGTTCTTCGGGTCGCCCGACGGCAAAGAAAAAGACGCGTACCACAACGAGTTCAGCGTCTTTTTGTAACCGATGTTGAAAGCGTTCTGCAAAAACGCCAGCCGTTTTCTATCCCGGCCGAAAACCTGTATGATGTTCTCCTGGGCCATTTCTCCCTCCCTCGTCGGCGCGCGCCGTTATAAATACAAGTCCTTCCACAGTATCTTGTACGAAATGCCAACGCTGAAATTGGTACAATTTTACAGTTGCCATTTTCGGCTTTTAAGAGGGTATGTATTTTACAACGCGGGGTGTGCACAAGATTCCTGATATGACCAAAAAAACGCAGTCTTATTTCTGATTTCGTTGACAAACTGAAATAGCGGCGATATAATACCTATGTTATTTCAGTTTCGGAGGGATGCTTGTATGGCAAACCGCTCAGGAAGTTGGAAATCCAATTTGTCTGGTGATGCTGCGTATAGCTCGTTTATACCTGCTCCGTTGCCACCCAATCCACCGCTCTTGCTGGACGCTGAGTCACTTGAACTGTTGATTGAGGCGCATAAACGACTAGCGCTGTTGGATGGATTGTCTGTACGGATACCCAACGTAAACCTGTTCATATCCATGTATGTGCGTAAAGAGGCATTAATGTCGTCGCAGATTGAGGGTACACAAGCAACACTTGAGGACATCCTTGATCCGCTGCTGGATCAAAACACGAACAGAAATGTAGCGGATGTCATCAATTATATCAAGGCGGCCGAGTTTGCTATTTCGCGGCTCAAAGAGTTTCCGCTCTGCAACCGCCTGATTCGCGAAGCCCACGCGATATTGATGGAGGGTGTCAGAGGCCAGGAGAAAACCCCCGGAGAGTTCCGGCGCTCACAGAATTGGATTGGCGGTTATGGCAGTACGCTTAAGAGTGCGCGATATATCCCGCCGACGCCAGAGGATATGGCAGACGCGATGTACGCGCTGGAATATTATATGAATAGGGATGAGAGCGTCGGTATTGACGATGTATTGATCCGCGTGGCGCTGATACATTATCAGTTTGAAACGATACATCCGTTTCTTGATGGGAACGGGCGGATCGGGAGGCTGCTAGTGACGCTGTTTTTGATGGAAAAACACGTTTTGTCAGTACCGGCGCTTTATATCTCATATTCATTAAAGCGTAACCGCGTGGAGTATTATGATCGTATGATGTACGTTCGCAGTGATGGCAATTATGAGCAATGGGTTAAGTTTTTCTTGTTAGCAATACGCGAATCGGCTGACGACGCAATTGTGGCGATAGATAAACTAACCTCTTTGCACGACGAGAACGAAGCGAAGATCGCGGCCATGGGGCGTTCGGCCAATACCTTGAAACGGATATTCCGCTATCTCGAAGGAAACCCGATTATCGAGATACAAAAGACAGCAACCGCGCTGGGGCTTTCATTTAATACAGTGTCCGGCGCGGTAGGCAAATTGCAAGAGGCGGGCATCTTAAAACTGTCGGCGGGTGTTCATAGGAATAGGACGTTTGCTTATGCGGACTACCTAGAAATCCTGCGAAGCGGCACCTAATAAAGGCCAAATAAGCAGACGAAAAAAGTTCTATATCGACATATGCCCTTGCCGATATGACTGACTTGCTTAACACAAATCTTGATGATGAACAGTAAAAACCCCACGAGAGCGTATATGCAATCGTGGGATTCGATCAAGCCATTATCTCGGTGCCGTCTTTGAACGTGAACCTCACGTTGTTCTCGCTGTAGACTGTAGCGAAGTCCACCAGGCTAAACCAGAGCCGCTCGTCAAATTCGGTGAGTAGACCGTCTTGCCGGACGAGCTCGGCAATGAAGGCATCCACCCGTTCACCGCGCATCTTTTTACTGGATACCATTTCGGAAACCTCCTCGAGCCGCGTCTTAGCGGTATCGAACCGGACGGCCAATCCGTTGTAGCGTTCCTGGTACTCCGTCTGGTTGAGAGCGACATGGGCGTTTTCATCAATGCACTTCTGTATCAGTTCGGCTACCACTGTCAGCTCACTTTGCAATTCTGACCGTTCGGTCTCAAGGGCGGTCGTGTCGAACAGGGTCTCACGAATTTCCTTGAAGTTGGCGATTATTTCCTTCCGGTCGGTCAAAAGTTTATTCATCGCCGATACAAAGAGGCGCTTGATGTCCTCCTCGTACAAGTGGGGTGTTTTACATTTTGCGGCGCCCTTACACTTGCGGTTGCATTGGTAGACTGTGCGCCGATACTTGCTGTTGGAATGCCAGACCTTCGGGCCGTACCAGGAGCCGCAGTCGCCGCATTTGATGCGGCTGGAGAACATCCCGACACAGCTGTAATGATTCATACACGGTTTGCCGCCCCTGCGCGGTTCCCGGAAGCCTACCTTGACGTTGTAGTCGCCGTTTCGGTCAACCTTGACGGGGGACAGCCCCAGCGCGGAAACAAGCTCGCCCGTGGAGCGTGACGGTGCCGTCGCGCCGCGGCCGATTACCCCGGACAGATTGTCCTTAACCGCGTCCAGCGCCACTTTGCCGCCCGCTTCCAAGGCGCGGCCGATCACCGCGTCAGTCTGGTTCCCCAGACGGGTGATTTTTTCCATTAAGTCCTCGGGCATCGTTACCTTGACTTTCGCCACGCGTCATACCGCCTTTCGCCGCCGTTATCCGTTCCGCCAATACTTCTGTGTACATCCCCCTCCCGCGCGCGTCCTCCGCGCTGAGTATCCTGAACTGCTCCCCGCGGGAAACAATCTCGTGGGAGGTTGTGACGCGCAGGCCGGGCATGAACCTGAACCGGAAAAGGCAAGTCGCGGTGGAGAACGCCGCCCGGTTCGCCCAGGAGGTGCTGCCGTGCCGGTCCTCGCGACAGGCACGGACGCGGGCGATAAGGCGTCGACACGTCGGCAAGGGAATACGCCCAGACTAATGGCATCAAGCTAACGGAGTTTTTACCCGAGTATGAAAAATACGGGCGGAGCGCGCCGCTCAAACGGAACGTCTCGATCGTCGAGCGCGCGGACCTGGTGCTGGCGTTCTGGGACGGCCAGAGCCGTGGGACGAAATTTGTCATCGACAAATGCCATGAGCTTAGGAAGCCGGTAAAAGTCTTTGTTTTCAAAGTCAAATGACTTGCTATGTGCTTTTTTTAGAGCGATTAATGGTCTCATAAAAAAAAGGCGGGCGACCATTAATGGACAGGGATTTTGAGAAAGCGAAAGAGGAATTCATTACACAAAGAATGAATTATCATGGCGGAAATGAGCCAGAAGCGGTGAACGACGCTTTTATGGCGCTGCGTTCCGTATGCCGCTGATTACGTACTGTAACGGCTTATGCTCCATGCTCCTGATCGTGTTAATATCAATACTTTCATCGTTCATGCAAATTTTCTCTCCTTTCAAATTTTCAGGGGGTATATAGTGAAAAATACCGTCCCACCGTCCCAAAGCCTGATAAACAGGGAGTTTCTTTGGGACGGGTAAGGTATTTGGGACGGTTCATGAAATAGAAAAAAGCCACTCCGTTTAGGAAATGGCTTCGTAAATACTGCAGTTTGCTGAAAAATACAGGCGGTTCTCTCGCTATCCGTAACGCCTCCTATTATTCCCCTTTATCACCCATTGACAAGGCGTGTACACGCCTTGTTTCCCTGTCATTAAAGGGAAATTTCTTCCTGGCTTATCCAATCGTGATGGATACCCGCTAATTCAAGGTATTTTTTTCTTTTTGCTTCCCTGTCCTCTGTGTCCGGCTCGGCTGCCTTGTACTCCGAAAAGGCTTTCCGCTTCTCCATTGCTTCAAATTTCCCCTCTACAGCCTTTTCCAAAGACTTTACAAGCCCGCGTGTATTATAATCTCAACTTTCGCACATCCAGCATACCATTGCATCAAGGAAAATAGAGTATAAAACAAGCGGATTTGCTCCCCATATGGTATAATAGTCTTGGGGAAA